AAGGGCTGGAATGCGCAGACGATTGAGGTCGAGGGAATGACCTTGATGGAGCGTCCGATGATATTCACCAATGAAGCCAGAATGCGCGAGGATCGCGCGGCACGCGAGGCCGTGATGACCAAAGAGGCGCAGCTTCGTTCGAGCCGCAAGGGCGATCTCGGCAATCGCGAGGTTTTGGCTTTCAACAAGAGCCGAGAAGCTATCGCTATTCCAGATGGGGAATAGTTTGACAAGTTCTAAAAACTAAGATAATGGAGGAAGTAGAGATAAGCTTTCTCCATTTTTAGCTACTGATAAAGGCGAATACGGCAAGCGCCGAACGCCAGAATAGCCGGCCCGCGCTGGGCAAGGCAAAACCCACTCTCCACGGATAGAGCGCCTCTAGCCACGGAACCACCCTAAAGAGGGCGGTCATGGCGAATACACAAGCCTACTTTGGCTTCTCGCCGGTTTCGACCAGCAATGGTCCGGTAAACTGGCGGATGTCCACCCGGCGCATTGCGTCGGGAAATGCGACTGCGATTTATAAAGGCGATCCGGTAATGCCGGTCGTTTCTTCGGCTACTGGCTACATCACTCAAGGCGCTGCTGGCACCACCACGCTTGCTGGCATCTTTTGGGGTTGCCAGTATCTTTCGGTCTCCCAGAAACGGACCCTCTGGTCGTCTTATTGGCCTGGTTCGGACGCGAGCGGTGACGTTACCGCATATGTCATCGACGATCCGATCGCGCGGTTCAAGGTTCAAGCCAACGGCTCCAATATGGTTGTTACCGGCTCGACCACGACTTGGACCTCTGGTCCAGTTGGTCAGTTGGCGCAATTCACCATCGGAACTGGTTCCACTTCAACGGGGCTGTCGGGAGCTTACATCTCCTCGGTCGCGACGACTGGAACATTCCCGTTCATTGTCGCGGATATGGTTCAAGACCCGCCTGGCGTGAACGGATCTGATCCGACGACGAATTACAATTATCTGATCGTGGCCTTCAACAATGAATGGCTGCGCGGTAATAGCGCCATCACCGGCATCAGCTGAGGAGCATGAACAATGGCTGTTAATCTCGCTGCCATTAAAGACCTGCTCCTGCCGGGTCTTCGTGGCGTAGAAGGAAAATACCCCCAGATTCCGAGCCAGTGGGATAAGGTCTTCGAGAAGACCAAATCCAACATGGCGTTGGAACGAACCGCTGAAATGCGCTATCTCGGTCTTGCCAATCTCAAGACCGAAGGCGGCGCGGTGAGTTTCGACAATAACGCAGCGGAGCGTTATGTTTGGAACCAAGAGCACTTTGAGATCGGTCTGGGCTATGCGATCACCCGCAAGGCGATCGACGATAACCTCTACAAGACACAGTTTACGCCGACGAACCTTGGTCTTATCGAGAGCTTCGCTCAGACCAAGGAAATCTACGGCGCGAACATCCTGAACACCGCGACGACCTATAACAGCGCGGTTTCGGGCGATGGCGTGGCGCTATGCTCCACGGCGCATCCGATTGACGGCTCGACGATCGCCAACACGCCAACAACGCAGGTTGACCTCAACGAGGCTACCTTGCTCAACGGCATGATCTCGATTCGTCAGAATTACCGCGACATCGCCGGATTGAAAGTTTTCGCCCGTGGGCGCAAGCTGATCATTCCGCCGACGCTGGAGCCGGTCGCTATTCGATTGACCAAGACGGAACTTCGTCCTGGCACGGCCGACAACGATGTCAATGCGATTCATACCACGGCTGGCGGATTGCCAGAAGGCTACATGGTCATGGACTTCTTGACCTCGAACTTTGCTTGGTATCTTCTGACCAACATCAAAGGGCTCGTTTATATGGAGCGCGTCCCTTACGAGATGGATATGCAGGTCGATTTCACGACCGACAATCTGCTGGTCAAGGGATACGAGCGCTACAGCTTCGGCTACTACAATTGGAGAAGCCTGTACGGAAGCTTCCCGACTTCGTAAGGAGGACACAGAATGGCTATCACTGCCTTTTCCGGTCCTCTCATGATTTGGGGACAGGTTCCACAGAGCGGTCTAGAATACAATCCTGATTTCGGAGCGTCGCTATTCAACGGCGGCGCCGGTATCATGGACCCACGACTGCTCTACACATATCAGCCGGGCGAGGCTCAGTATGAGCCGGACTTTGGCTGGTTGGGATTCGATAACGTCACAACTCTATCGGCGGTTCCCTACACCGCCGCTACGAGTGCGGTTGTGGCATCGGCCAATCCGACTAGCGCGGCTCTCGCGCTGGTATCAGCCAATTCTTCGACAACCGGCGTCTACATCACTCCTAACATCACGCGCGCGGATACTGGGGCGCTTGATACTGGCGTGGCGGGGGCGGGCTTGGTTGCTCTCGACGCCTATTGTTCGATGGGCACATGCACCATGACCAATGGCGTGCTCACGGTCGGCACCAACACTACGCTACCACTTAGCCCCGGCATGGTGTTGTTGACGGCAAGCGGAACGGTTACAGGCGGAACTGTCGCGGGAACGGTTATTCTGCAACAGCTTACGGCTGGAACGGGTGGACAGGGTGTCGCTGGAACCTATTTGACCAGCAATAGCCTGCTCAACTTCACGTCGAGCACGGTCACGGCAGCGGCTCCGACGCCGTTTCAATGCGCGGTTCCGAGCGCCAACGGAACGCCTTCCGTCTTCCTTTGGAACCCCAATTCGATGATTGGGCGAACGCTTCAAGTCACCGCCGCATCTGGCGCGTCTTATGCGACTGCGACGATCGCCGGATATGATGTCTACGGTTTTCCGATGACCGAGGCGCTGACGATTAGCGCGGGTAGCACGGTTGCCGGAAAGAAGGCGTGGAAATATATTCGCTCTGTCACTCTTTCGGGCGGAACAGCGGATACGACGCACGCTTATTCGGTTGATACGCTAAGCGTATTCGGTCTCCCGCTGAGATCGGACAACTATGCCGATATCACGGTCAATTACGCTTCGTCCGTGACGGCTATTACGGGCATCACGGCGGCGACGAGCTATCTTCCTTCCGACAGGACGACAGCGACGGCGACGACTGGCGATGTTCGCGGCACGATCGGCGCGTTCACGGCGTCCACAGGAGCCAGCAAACTCGTGGTTCGTCAATCTCCTGGTCCCTACAATATCGGATTTACTGCCGGCTTGTTCGGCGTGGCTCAATACGCCAACTTCTAAGGATTATGACCATGAAGGGCAAGATGCACGGCAAGAAAGCCGGTGGTGGTTCGGTTGAAGAAGGCCGCGACCTCGAAAAGGAAGACAAAACGCCTTCCGTCGTTTACGCGGGTAAGGATTCCGATGTCGTCAAGGAAGCCTCGAAGCGCAAGAAGGGCGGCGTGTGCAAGAAGCGCGGCGGCGCTGTCGATGGCGAGAAAGGCGAGAAGCGCCTGGACAAGATGCCTCGTCGCGCCACTGGTGGCAGGGTTGGAGCCGAGACCCGTCCTTTGTCCGAGGCGTCGAAGATTTCCGAACGACCCGGCGCGAAGCAAGGGCCTGAATCTGACTAAGCGGGGCGCGCCCAATGTCTGAAAAATGGATACAGGGCGCAATCAACCCTGCACACAAAGGCACCCTTAGAAAGTCTCTCCATGTGAAAGCTGGAGAGACTATTCCCTCAGGGAAGCTTGATAAGGCTGCTCATTCCGAGAACCCGACGCTTGCCAAACGCGCCAATCTCGCGAAGACGTTCCGCGCCATGCACAAGAAATACGGCGGCCGGATTGATGGCGAGAAATCAGCCCCGCGTCTAGATCGCCAATCACGAAGCAAGGGTTAACGACATGCGCGCGATCGTCACGACTGTTGGCCCTCTAGTGGCGGCCAACACATCCATCATATCGGCATCGCAGGTGGTTCCAGGGGCCACGGCGCTTGTCATTGACGGGACTGATTCCACAGGATATAGCGCGACTAACATCGCGACCACGACTGGAAACGGCGCTAGCACAACCACGGTGACGCTGAATGGCTCTAAAGTGGTCGGCGGCATCGCCTTATTGTTCCCGCCGCAGCCCGTGGTTCTAGTCTCAGCCGGCAATGACAGCACGAAAACGTGGACGGTGACGGGTCTCGGCCCTGATAACAGCACAAGCGTCATTGAAACTGTAGCTGCGGCCAACGCGAGCCGCGTTTCGACAAAGAACTCATTCTGCCAAGTCACAAGTGTCAAGCTATCCAGCGGCTCCGCTGGCAATGTGAGCGTCGGAACAAACGGAACGGCCACCTTGGATATGGCGAGGCGCGTTCTAGTGACCTCTGGCGGGACAGATACGGGCATTACGTTCGCGATAACGGGAGTTGGCAAGAGCGGGACGACCACTTCCGAGGTGCTAACTGGCGGATCGAGCGGCTCTCCAGTCTACACAGCGCAAAATTTCATCACCATCACGCAA